GGACATATGATAACCCATTCATTTCATATGATAATCTAGGTAAAGTCATCATAACCTTTTTATCTAGGTTTGGGTCACCTTGGATACGCATCACATACAACTCTTTGGTTGCGTATTCAATAGGAACAATGAAACGCTCTTGTTCCGTGTTATCTGGATTATAACGAACTAATGTAATATTATTAAACAAGTCGCCAAAAGCAACTGTTATTTTTCTTATCATTCTATTGTAAAAAACATTTGCCATTATAAACCACCAATCGGATTGATTTCTGTCGTATTCACAAAAGTGTTCGCATTAGTTTGTAATAAATTATTAGAATATGGTTCTAAATGAGCAGGATTTTCCAAAGGATTAAAAGTTGCCAAAGTATATCTTGCATTACTAGTATTACCAATTATAACTGAACCATCAACAAACTCACCTGCAATATTAATTACAGACAATGTATTTGAGGAAGGTATCCAAGATTGTATTGTTGCAATTGCTGTAGCGTTTACGTAAGTATTATCTGGCGATTGGAATGCCAACTCTTTAAGTGTGTATGTTCCTGTTCCTGTACCAACATTTAGGTGTAATGTATATGCAGAATCTGAAGCAGCAATATCAATGTCTGCCATACCTGTAGAAATAATTTCTTGTGAGTATTTGAATTTCTCCATTTCCAATTCATAGTAATATGGACTTTTTCTTCCTAATGTAAACCCATCTTTGTTTTGGTCAACATATTTGATTTCATATAATTCACCACCACCATTTAAAAATGGAACATAAACTAAATCACCTTCCAATGGTCTCATATATGTTGTTTGTGGTGTTCTTTGATTAAAAGCTTTGCGAGAAACCAGAACATGAACTTGATTACGAATTTCTAAACCAAACTTGGAAAAGAAATCTTTTTGGCCTTCATGGCCCATAACACTAGAAAGATACATTTCAACAGGAAACGCAGAATTAAACTTCTTTACCGGATCTTCTCCATATAATAAATCTCTAGCAACAGCATTATCATTAGGAATATAATATGCGTCGAATCCTTGAATCTTAATAGATTCAGATATCAAGTCATCAACAAGCCTTTGCTCGTTGTACTTGGCGTTATAGTTATTGAAATATTTACTGGTTGCCATATTAGTTCATCATAAATTCCAAAGGACCGCCGTAATTTGTTTCCATTTCTTGATGTAACTGATTTATTTCATTAACCGCCTCATCATATACTTCTTTGCCGTTTAGTGTGATGCCACCAGGCAATTGAATTCCACCAAACTTTTTCATATTTTCACCCCAATTTCTTTTAATTAGAGCTGTTGCATAGAGTTTTAACCAACGATCTTGCCAGATGCCAGGATATGCTGACGGATTAATACCGCCGTAAGCTTCTGCAACCACTATTGTTCCGACTGGTGCTCCTAATGATCCCCAGGCCCATTCAATGTGTAGTCTTTTGGTTATCCTATTCCAACGAATTGGAACCGATCCTGTGAACATCAATTCTAAAGAACGTAAATGTTGTTGCGTTAGTGTGTAATTAACGTAGGACGCTGATGTGAAGTCATAGAGTTCATTCAAACGTAATTGGTATCTTAGGTCAAACATATTGATATTGGCCTGAGTGTCTGAAACAGGAAATATATTAGATACACCAACAATCTCTATTAGGTTGTTGGATTCATCTCTTACATTAGATGCATTTAAATACTGATTATTCACATCCGTCTGTGTCACAGAATGTATCCAATAAAACTTTTGAGTGCCATCAAAGTGATAATCTTGCCAATATTGGATTGCGTCATCGACCCTATCTTCAATTTGGTCTGAATCCATGTTGATATCGATAACAGGTGCACCTAACCTACGAAGGCAGTAATCTATAAATTCTTGTCTGTTGTTTATGGCTGGCATTGAGAAACTCCTAGTATCTTCTATTTATCCAACAGAAAATATGATTAAAAGAACGCAAAGAAATTGCCAAGATAACCGCCTGCTGGCGGAGCAGTAAAAATCCATCCAATATTATTACCAACGTTGAATGAAGTTACGTCAGCATACCAATTTGCACCACCTGTAGCATTAGAATCTTCGATGTTCAAATAACCAACACTTGTTGTGCCGGATGCACGACTCAAATTAAAACGTGTTCCCGATGAAGTGCTATTGATAGTAACCAAATTACCTAAAGTTCCTGATAATGTGAAATTGATGAAAGTTTGTGTTGAACCTGCGGTGAATAAAATTGTGCTGGGTCTTGTTGTTGCTGTTATGTCATTAAACGTATTATTACCTGATATTGTCAAAGCGCCAGCGCCACCTTGATTTAATGTAGAGTAGCTTCCACCACCACCATCAAACTCTTTTGCAGAAGCGCTTGTCATACTAATAGTTATACCAGTTATTGTTATGCCTGTAGCCGATGCGTTGTAAAATGTTGCTACTCCGGAACTAGTTATTGTAAGTGTTCCAGATCCTGTAATCGATCTTGTTTGTATGGAAGAACTAGTGAAGTTACCGCTTGTTACGTTAAATGAATTTAAGTTTAATGTCCCTCTTGTAAGAGATATGTTGAATAATGATAATGCATCAGCATGAGTAACAGTTATATCAATTCCGTCTATTATTAAAGAAAAAAATGTTTTACCATTGCTTGTAATTGTACCTGAGCCAACATATGTTACTATCAATGATGTGTAGGTTCCACTCGAAGAAAGTGTTAGATTACTATTGATATTTAAATTTGTTCCTCCTGGATTGAAAGATGTTGATCCAAAATCTAGATTATTAAACCAACTACCCGTTGTTAATGTACCAACCGAAGCTCCTGTCGTAAATGTTAAATTAGGAGCATTTATTCTTCCACCACCTGTTGTACCGAAAGTATATGTTCTTGTAATAGACGCATCTGCCGCAAATCCACCTGTTCCTGTATTAGTAAAATTAGTAGGATTCACCATACTCAACACAGTTGTGCCTGCTGTCGTATGTGCCAAAACAACATTATATGAACCGAACGCAATTGAACGAACGCCTGTACCTGTGGAACTGAATATACCAGTTGTTAAATTACCACCTAGAGTTAGTGTACCAGCCGTCAACGTATAGGTCCCGGTAGCAGTTAAAGCATAAGTGCTTCTAAAAGTAACATTGCCTGCTGTCTGTGTAAATGTTGCAACAGAACTCAACACAGATGTTCCACTTTGTGTATATGAACCTGATGTTGTCACAAAGCTGACTGAAGGTGTAATTGTTCCATTTGTATGTGAAAATGTGCCAGCAACAGTAAATGTGGTACATGTAATTGATCCAACGTTATTTAATGTTCCTGCTGTAAACAATCCTGTGGTGGCACAGGTTAAATTGAAAGTAGCAAAATCAATTGTGCCAGCTGTTTGTACGTATGTGGATACAGTAAGAGCACCAGCTAACGTAGTTGTGCCGGAACCGTTATTAACAGTAAATGCTTGGAGTGTTTTACCGTTAGGTGTAATGATGCCAGTACCTCTTGTAATTATATCCATATTTGAATATGTTCCACCAGATGCTAAAGTTAAATTCGCACCGATGTTTAACGATGTTCCTGCCGGTGTACATGTGCTTCCAGTAAAATTGAGATTATTAATCCAACTGCCAGAAGAAATTGTTGGTACTGATGCACCTGAATTAATTGCTAAGTTTAAAGCTGTCGATGTGGATCCAATTGTTGATCCAATATTAAACGACCTTGTTACAGACATACCAGAAACAAATCCACCAGGGCCTGTCCAAGAAAAGTTTGTTAAATCTGGCATATTCACAACTGTTTGTGCAGCTGTGGTGTGAGCTAAAACAATATTAGCCGGTGTTATATTACCAAAAGCAATCGACCTAACATTGCTGTTGTTTGAAGCAAATATACCCGTTGTTAAAGTTGTGCCATCACCTAATGTTAGTGTACCAGCAGTTAGTGTGTACGTTCCTGTTGCAGTTAGTGCGTAAGCTTTGTTTAATGTAACTGTTCCAGATGTGTGTGTAAATGTTGGCACTGCTCCTAACGTGGCTGTGCCGCTGTAAGTAAACGCACCAGGCGTTGTTACAACAACACTTGTTGTTGGGTTTATAGTTCCTGATGAAAAATTATATGTGGTGTTAACAGCAAGTGTGACACATGCTATGGTCGCCATATTAAGCTGCGTGCCAGCTACGTATGTGTATGTACCAGAAACTGTAAATGTAAGTGAAGAAAAGTCTATTGTTCCTGATGTTTGTGTGTAACTAGCCACAGCTAAAGGATTTGTCGCAATAGTAACAGTGCCGCCAACATAACCATTCTTTACTTCAAAGGCACCTAGTGTTTTATTATTTTGTATAATTGATCCGGTACCAACACATGTCACATTCAAACTAGTATAAACAGGAGCAGTAGCTAGTGTTAAATTATTAATCGATACCGTACCTGTTGGATTACACGTACTACCGGTAAAATCTAACGTATTAAATAAGCTGCTAGCATTAAACGTAGGAACCGATGCTCCCGATATGATTGATAAATTTGGATATTGTCCGTAGTAAGCATCAGCAAACGGCGAATCATTGTTTGTGACCGGCGCCGTCGCTGATGTTGAAAAACCTATCCCCACAGAACTAGAATCATAATTATAGTTGCCTCTTGTTGCATTCAACATTATTAATGTGTTAAACCCTGTAAGCGCACTAATATTTGTATCAGCTGATTGTGCAGCAGCAAGTGGAATTGTTGGTGAAGTAAAATTACCTGTATATACCGCAACGTTTTTAACTAAACGAATATTTGTGACTTTACCAACATACCTATTGCCAGCAACATCCCTACCAAGATAAGCTCTTGGTAGGCTAGATCCCATATTAATAGGCGTTATAGGCGTATAAGAACTGGCTAATGTTCCATTAATGTAAATTTCAAAATTAGTGCCTCTTCTTTGAAAAACAACATGAGTCCATGTGTTACTAGGAATAGAATCAGCTGCCGTTGTGCCAAAAGGACTACCTGCAACGCTCCAAAATGCTTGTCCACCAAAAACAAAAAAAGTTGCGACTGATGCGCCAGCCGCAGCGTTTGTGATGTCAAACAAGGCACCGCCGGTGGCATCTATTGCTGTGTTGACCCATGATTCAAATGTAAAATCAACAGCTGTACCAAATTCAAATTCCGCAGTACTATTATAAAGAAGGTATTGATTAGCACCAGCAAATGAAATACTACCGGGTATACCCATTAGTATACCAGAAATAAACGTTCTTGTAACACCCATTGCACTAGTAAACCCACCAGTACCTGTTTGTGAATAATTAACAATGTCTGTCATATTAAGCACTGTCTGAGCAGCTGTTGTGTGAGCTAGAACAATGTTGAATGTACTAAACGCAATCGATCTAAACAATTGACTACTAGAGTTAAATATACCCGTTGTTAAATCTCCACCCAATGTCAATGCACCAGATGTTTGTATATACGTACCGGTCGCAGTCAATGAGTATGCTTGGTTTAATGTTACGTCTCCAGCGGTTTGTCTAAACGTTGCTACTGCACTCAATACTGCCGGACTATTATATGTAAATGAACCCGAGTTTATAACAAAACTGACTGAAGGTGTTATTGTACCGCTAGAAAATGTAAATGAAGGTCCATTGATTGTAAAAGTCGTACATGTAATTGTTCCAATGTTTGATAATGTTCCTCCTGTATATGTTGCAGTGCTCGAACATGTTAAATTAAATGTCGCAAAATCTAATGTACCTAATGTTTGTGTGTAAGTAGAACAACCAAGAGCACCAGCCAATGTTACTGTATTTGCAGTGTTGACAGTAAATGCTGCAAGTGTTCTACCTGTGGGTGTGATCGTGCTTGTATCTAACATTGTAACAGAAACACCAGTGTAGGTTCCTCCTGTAGCCAACGTTAAATCACCTGTGATATTCAGTGCAGTCGCTGCTGGTGTACAAGTGCTACCGGTAAAATTTAGATTTTTAAACCAGCCGCCTGATGTAAGAGTTGGTGCAGATGCACCACCAGTAATTAAAAGATTTATTGCTGTCGATGTTGAACCATTTGCTGTAGTGCCATATGTGAAAATTCTCGGCACAGCCATGCTCGAAGAAAACCCACCAGTGCCTGTATAGGTAAACCCTGTAAGGTCACCCATTGCCAAAACAATTTGATTTGATGTTGTATGTGCAAGAACGATATTTGTTGAACCAAAATCTACTGATCTCGTAAAACCAGTACCATCAGAAAGGAACCTACCAGTCGTTAATGTGAATCCATTGAGTACTAAGCTGCCTTGCGTTAATGTTGTCGCGCTGCCGCCACCCATTGTTAAATTACCAGACATTGTAATTGTACCGACTGTATTAATAGCCAGCGCAAGCAAACTGGCAGATGCGCCTCCACTAAGACTACCAGTACCTAACATATTAATCGTAGCTGCGGTATATGTGCCGCTTAGAAATAAACTACCAACAACGTTAATATTTGTTCCTGTAACCGTTGATGTTGTTGTTCCAAAATTGAGTGTATTAAACCAACTACCATTGGTTATTGCGGCGGCCGATGCCCCCGTTGTAAATGTTAAATTGATTGCTGTTGCTGCTGAGCCGTTGGCGTCTCCATACGTAAACGTTCTTGTATTACCCATAGCAGCAACAGTGAATCCACCAGGACCTGTATACGAATAATTGGTAAGGTTTGACATACTCAATACAACTGATGCGGCTGTTGTATGTGTGAGATTTATATTACCGGCACTCAAATCACCAAATGCGATAGTCCTAGCATTAGCATTGCTTGAACTGAAAATACCTGTTGATAAAGTTATCCCATCTGCAATTATTAGTGTACCCAATACAAATGCATATGTGCTTACTGCATTCATTGCATATGATTTGTTAAACGTTACTGTACCACTGTTCTGTGTAAACGTTGCTGTTGCACCAAACGTTGCTGTACCACCATATGTAAAAGAACCAGTATTTAATACAAAACTCACTGAGGTACTAAGAGTGCCAGTTGTTAGGGTAAGCGTTGGACCATTTAGTGTAAACGTGGTACAACTTAGACTACCTGTACCCATAAGCAAACTACCACCGTTATAAGCAAATGTGCTTGAACCTATTAAGGATTGGGTTGTTAAGTCTAAAGTACCTTGTGTTATGGTAACAGTTGTACAACGTGTCGTACCTACAAGCGTCGTCGTTATACCAGCGGTATTAATAACTAAAGGACCTATTGTTGTGTTTGTTTGAATTGAACCAGAGCCAACCATTGTTGCTGTTAAGTTCAAAAGAGATGATGTACTGAGATTGGATTTTAATGAAACGAAATTGAGAGCAACTGTTGAAATACTAAATGCTGTTGTTCCAAAATCAAGTTCACCAAACCAGCTGCCAGATGTAAAGCTTGCAAGCGATGCACCAGAAGCCAGGGTAAGTCTTGGAGCATTTGTTACTGACGCGCCTGCCGATGTTCCAAAGTTAAATGTTCTTGTTGCACTCATTATTGCTCGAAAGCAACCTGTACCTGAACCATATGTACCACTACTTGTATATGTAAAGTTAGTGGCATCTGCCATATCCAAGTTTATTTGCCCAGCAGCAGTCGTAACAAGAAAAATATTAGCTGTGCCAAAAGTAATAGACCTAACAGTACTAGAAGAAGAAACAAATCTACCAGTAGTTAAAGAGAATCCACCTAAGTTTAAATTTCCTGAAACTAGTGTCGTTACACCAGTAGCTGACAGTTGCAATGCTGATATTAGTGTTGTTGTTCCACCAAGGTTGTTAATAACAAAGCCAGCCAACGTTACGGCTCCACTACCTGAAACGGTGCCTGCTGAACCTACCATGTTAACAGTAAGTGTGTTGTAATTACCCCCACTTGCTAAAGTCAGATTACCGTAAATGCTTAAATTTGTTGTTGCCGGCGCACTAGTGCTACCAGTAAAATTTAAGTTATTAAACGAACCGCCGGTAGTTATAGTTGGAATCGAAGCACCTGAAGTAAGTGAAAGATTTGGTACATTAGACGCTGTAGCCCCTGCTGTTTGTCCAGACTGAAACGTTCTTGTTACTGTCATTGCGGAAGCAAATCCTCCTGTGCCTGTCCAAGAGAAGTTTGTTAAAGTAGCCATACCCAAAACAACCTGGCCAAGAGTAGTATGTGCAAGAACAATATTGAATGTACTAAATGCAATTGAACGGGTATTTGTATTTGTTGAACTGAATATCCCTGTTGTTAAATTGCCACCTAACGTTAATGTACCAGCGGTTAATGTATATGTGCCTGTAGCAGTTAACGCATATGTGCTCCTGAACGTAACATTACCTGATGTTTGTGTAAATGTTGCTACAGAACTCAACACCGATGTTCCGGTTTGTGTATATGAACCCGAAGTTATTACAAAACTAACAGAAGGTGTAATTGTTCCTTGAGAATGAGCAAAAGTTCCTTGTGTTGTCCATGTCGTACATGTAATGGTTGACAAGTTACTTAATGTACCTGATGTGTATGTTGCTGTGCTACTACAGGTTAAATTGAACGAAGCTAGATTCAGTGTACCAGCTGCCATGTTAAAAGTTGTACATGCAAGAGCTGCGGCGAACGTAACTGTTCCTGATGTATTAACAGCAAAAGCCGCTATTGTTTTTCCGAGCGGTGTAATAGTACCTGTACCTGCCATGGTTACACTCAAAGATGTATATGTGCCACCAGTTGCTAGTGTTAAATTGCCAGCAACAGTTATTAACGAAGCAGCTGGTACACTTGTTGTGCCAGTAAAGTTTAAATTAGTAAAATAACTGCCTGTGGCCAAGGTAGGAATAGCAGCACCAGAAGTTAGTGATAAACTTGGAGGAGTGCCAGGTGCTGGCAAAGAAGTTATTGGTGTTGATGCGCTTGTTGTGGCACCAGCATTGGTAAGAATAAAATTGTTTATACTACCATCAGCTAGAATAGAAGCGTTATTGGGTGTATTTAATAAGAGCTCTGTTTGGCCAGCCGTAATAGCGGAAATGTTTGTTCCTGAAGATTGTGTAGGATTTAAGGGACTAATAGAAGGAGTAAAATTTCCAGTATATACTTCAACACCATTTACAAAACGGACATTAGAAATATTTCCTGAAAAGAAAGAAGTATATCCGGACTGATATCTCGCACCAATAACATAATCGCGCGCCACTGAAGCGACATTTGGATTACGAGTATTACTTGCAACGAGTTGTCCATTTACATATAGATATTGGAGAGATGAACCTTTAACCCAAGCAACGTGTGTCCATGTGTTTAATGGTATTGCACCACCACTAAGTGTTGCTACACCTCCCGCATTACCTT